CGAATTACTTCAGGTTCTGTACGAGGATCAGGTCTAGCATTTTTAATAGCTTCTGGGTCTGTTGGTCTTCTTTTGGGGTCGAGTTGAGGATGTTTAGGCTCATATTCATCTTTTCCAACAAGAAAACCGTTCCATTCCATACGCATATCTTTTAAACGATACCTAAAACCAGAACGGTCAGATATCCCATAAGCATATTTTCCTGCGGCAAACCGTGACATTAAGAAACCCTATAAAAACTTAAATTTGGACTTACATTAAATGAAGCCCTGTCTCTGTCTTCTGCTAACGCACGCTCAAATTCCTCTTCATAAGATGCCTTCAAAAGTTGTATTCTATCGGGAGCGCGTTTCATGGATATGTAGTAAGCTAATCCAGCAGCAAGACAGGGGTAGAATCTAAATGGAACCTCTACAGTATTTGTTGATTTATCAGCATCATCCAGTCTGGTGAGAGCGTCAAAAACCAAAATATCAGTGGAATTATCTGGCGTAGGCCATATTTTTATGACAGGTGTAATTTGTCTATCTACAAAGAACTGAGTTGGCCTAGCTTCAGTATTTTTGTTTGGGGTTGTCAGATAATCATCTCTACTAATTCTACTCATCGTAAAGTCGGTTTGATCTGTGCCAGTGCCCTGTCGTAAAGACATTGAAAGAATATCAATTACATTAGCTCCTAAAGTATAAGAAGCAGTGCTTTTTGTAACAGTTTGAGTTTGTTGAACAATAGTCCATTGATTCAGACCTCTGTTTGCCCATTCTGCAAACATGAGGTTCATTGAGCGCTTGGCTGTTTTTAGGTCATAACCTGTCCTAACTTCTAAACCACAACGCTCAAAAGCTTCTTCAATGTACTCTGCTACATCTAATTCAAAATCTGTTGAGCCAGAAACAGCCATTACTTCTTAACCTTGCCACCACGCATCATTTTTTTAGCTTTAGCCATACCGCCACCACGCATCATAGATGGCTTCTTTTTGGCTGTTGCCGCACCACCACGCATCATTTTCTTTGCGGCGCCGCCACGCATCATTTTCTTGGCTGCACCACCACCTCTCATGCCTCTTGGCTTTTTAGGTTGTACTTTATCAACAGTTTTTTGAACTTTACTAAGTTCAAAACCCATTTCTTTTGCCAGCTTTTTTAAAGCAGAAGCAGACATTTGAGGGGTAACTTTCTTGGTATCAGCCATCTTTTAATCTCCTATAAAGTTCGGCTCTTAATTCATACAAAGGTTCGTTCTCGTAATAATCTTGGCAGACATCGTAATATCCCTTTTCTCTCAAGACATTCGAGGCTTCCTGTAGCTTTGTCAAGCGTTGCAGAAATATCATAGCATAAGAATTGTCATTCGTCATCTCAAGGGAGTTTTCAAGTAATTCGTTTTCATCTGATTCAGGATGAAAGCCCATAACAAACATATCTATGCCATCCTCAGATAAAGACTGATTAAGTATGTCCATAAATTGATACAAATCATCAACATCCAAATAGTTAAAATCTATAAGAATGATTACATCTTTTCTATCATCCCACCCATAAATTGCTTCAAACAAAACATCAAAGGACTCATCTTTTTTAAAGATAAAACCTACACGATCATCAGCCCATGCCCTTTTAGCAAAAGGACAGGCAGGCATATTGTTGTAATTTTCATTAGGTTTTTCTAACGCCTCTTTGGACCAGAGACGTATTTCATTCTTAATATTCTCCTCCAAAGACATGTCATTTCTTCTTATGACTGAGTTACTGCACCTTTTGTGCGTTTTCTACGGTTAGCCATTATTGCACCGCATCCCCTAGCAACAGCCGTGCCAGCCACCTTTTTACCCCTGAAAGGCCTCTTAACTGGCCCTCCTTTTTCAAGGTTTCTGACTTTAGCTTGTTTTGTATTAGATACCACTGTCTTGCCTTTTGCTCCCGCTCTCTTCTTCTTTCGTGCTGTAGATGCTCTTTCAGCTTTTGAGAGGCTTCTAGCCTTTGCAGACGGTAAGCAGCGATCTGGGTTTTTCTTGTCTTTAGATGTACCGCATTTACCCTTGATACTTCCATCAGTACCAATGCGAACCCAATCTTGTTTTAACCATTTTTTTAACTCTCCCATCAGGCCTTTCCTTGTTGTCTGCGTATTGCTTCTTTTCCAGCTTTAGCTATTTTTGCCTGTTCAGGTTTTCCTGCAACTTTTGCCCTTTGCTCTAAAACTGTAAGTATTTGTATCTTTCTAGCAAATGGTTTTTTTATTTTTTTAACCTTAGCCACCGTTGCTCTTGCGTCCGCAGGCGTAGCGAACTTTATAGATACAGTGTCTTTAGGGTTTTCGTCCGTATATAAACGCCTTCCACTTCCTTTTGGTTTCTTTCCTGTTCCAACAACAGGGTCTTTTTTCTTTGCCATTTATTTACCCTTACGCTTACCGCCTTTGGACTTTTTAGCGTAATTAGGGTCTTTGCAGTATTTAGAAGCCGCAAGATTTGCGTATGCGCTTGGGTATGTATCAAAAGTACGTTTTGCCCAAGCTTTACCTTCCGGGCATATTTTACTTCCTTTTGACTTCTTTGAGGCCGCTCCACCTTTTCTAAAATAAGTTAAACCTTTAGGGGTAGGGTTGCTTTTTTTCATCTTCTTATCACCTTTCATCGGAGGCTTTGAGATTTGGCTTGCGATTTGCCCACGCGATATCGGCATTTACTCTCTCCTGTAGGTAAAAATCCCAAAGTTCTGCTAAAAGCTTATGATTCTGGTCTACTTTTACAGATATAACAGCAGTTTCTGTTTTTAACTCAACAACAGAAAAGGCTATCCAACCAATAAAAGCTAAAGTAGCGCCACTAATTAAGGTATTGAAACTTAACACTTCCACCTCCGCCTTGCTTGGCGCAAACGACTATTAGGATTTTTTGCAGCTTTAGGAAACTTTTTCATTTGACCTGCGCTTCTGGCACAGAAAGATTTGCGTCTTTTTGCAGCGGCAGAGCCCTTCTTAACCTTGCCTGTTACAGCAGTTTTTAACTTAGATCCGGGATTTTCTCGTCTATATCGAGCAACGCCAGCCTTAGTCATCCCCGCCCCACTTTTAGTGGAGCGGAAATACTTTTTAGTTTTAGGTGGCTGCTTGTCTCTTTTACGAGCCATAGCCAACTCCTTATGACAAGAATATTGTCAACTGATTACTAGAGCCTGTAAACGCTGCAACAAATGCGCCGTCAGTAGCTATAATACCATCATCAGGGATATTTAGATGATGAAGCCCTGTAGGAAAAGTTTGCGTAATTAAAACCTCTCCACTAGCACTTCCATTCTTTATTGTGAAAGCGCCTGCTGCATCAGCAAATATCACAATCTGACGTATTCTCGACCTTGCAGGGCCAACAACTGCGGCAGATGCTCCTTGTGCATGATTAAAGGCTTTTACTGGACCAGCCATAATAGCCTCCTACGAAGCGTCTGATGAGCTAGAAATGCCTATGAACTTCATCACTATTGTTGTGTCAGCACCTGGATCACCAGAAACTACAACCTCAACCTCATCTGCGGTGGCTGTAGCAGCAGTAGTTGCTCCACCAGACATACCTAGCACACCATTACAAGGGAAGAACCCTTTAAACCCTGTTGAGTTTACTGCGGCAGTAATGCCGTCAACAAATCCGTCTGTATCAGCATCTGTGCCGATATCAACAAGGTTAACAGCATTGGAAGCTGCGCCAGTTACAGCAATCATAACGCCCATTGGAATAAAGTTTGACGGAATACCAATAGATGATTCTTTTCCTGTTGTAGCACCGTTAGCAACTGTTACAGTTGCGGTATAAACAGAAAGAGTCATTTCACTGGTAAGCTCACCAGTTGTGGCGCTTTTAATGACGTTTTTAAACCCGTTTTCTGAACGGACGGGACCGTTAAAAGTAGTGTTAGCCAATTTAATCTCCTGTCGTGGCTAGTGTCAGTCGCACTATACGACTGTCAGGGATGCTTAACTATACAATAAAAAAGGGCGACATGGAAGCCGCCCTTTTAGAACAATTGTTCGTGTTATGCTCCTGGTGAGCCAAACACTGCACGCGGGTCAGAAAATCCGAAGCTATAACGCTCACGGGCTTTAAACCGCATATTGCCTGAATCAAAGTCAGCTTCCATGCCTGTAGACATTGGAGTACGCTCAAAGTGCTTAAAGCCGTTTGGCGCATCTGTCTTAATGAAAAACGCATCTGGGTCTGTCAAGAAGTGGTTAACAGTGTAACCCTCTGGCAACATACCCATGTTGTTGATTGCGTTTATGTCATTATCGGCTGTGCCTACACGCAGTGTAGACTCAAGCAGACGGTCAGCAACAAACTGAAGCTGTGGTGGAACAATCATCTTTGTGCCACGCAGGGCAATGATCATGTTCCGCTCATCAACGAAAGTTGAGATGTCAATTAAGGCATTCTCAAGTGATGTTTCGTTAAGGTCAGCAGCAGTTGAAGGCTCGTTGCGGAATGTACCACCACCAGCTAGTGGGTGGTCAGTAGCACAAAGCTCCTTACCGTCACCACCAGTAAAGTTACTGTCAAACGCATTGTTAAGCGTTGCAGCAGCCTTTACCTGCTTTGTGTGTGCCATTGAACGTGCCAATGCTCTTGTGTAACGAGCGCCAAGGCGATCGTACAAGTTATCTTCCATTGCTTCTTCAGTCAGCGCGAATGCCAATGAGATTGTCTCATGGGTATAGCGTGCTGTGTATGCTTCTGAAGCGCTGTCGAAAGAAACACCCGCACCCTCAGCTTTGGTCTGAGCGTTACCAAAACCTACGAGCATCACCTCTTCTTCAAACGCACGGTCTGATGATTCAGTGTCGTAGATTTCTGCGTGTTCCGCATCGTAGCGGTCGTATTCCATGCCGAACAAGGCGTTCAGGCCTGGCTCTAGTTCTTTAACTAGTTGCGCTCTTGAAATAGCCATTATCTAGTCTCCTTATGCCAAGCCAGTTGTGCCAGCGGACAGCAAGTGGTTATTGATAACGACCATCACATTTGTATTTGCGCTTGCTACATCGCTGTTCTCTGGGTCTTGCGAAATGTCAATCGCTTTCAGAGGTAGTGTTGCAGTTGTTGCGCCAGTAGTGACATCAAGCTCCATGCGAGAAATGCCTGAGCTAGTATCACCTACAGGTGATTGGTCAACGATGTCGAAATTACCAAACAGGTCAGCCACAGGGAATGTGTCGTCTGCTTGAATTTCGTAAACTACATCTGGTGCATCAATTACGAAAGCTTCAATATCTGAAGCTGCAATTGAGCCAGGGTAGCTGTTTGAGAAAGTTTCCTTCCCAGTTGTGGGGTCTGTGTAACGGCATCCATTGAACACACCAAGAACAAATCCACCATCTCCAGCAGCCATGCGGGCAACAACGCCAGCAGTTAAGGCCTCTACCAGATCACCTTGGAAGATAGCTGTGCTATCACCAGAAGCGATACGATAACGGTTTTGTTGGTTCATGAAAGCAGAGCCGTTCATCATCCGTGCAGGACGTAGACCAAAAGAGGCGTCTTTATTTGCCATCTTGAACTCTCCTTATGAGGTTAGCTTTGGCTCTTTGAGCCAAAAGTTACTTTGCTTGAGCGCTGTGGAGCGAGCTTGGGCATAGCCGCATTAGACTCACGCATCCAATCTCTATCTACAGCATTCATTTGATTTTCTGTGACACTACGGTAATGTGCATCACGTTGCTCCACAATCTCTTCAGGTATTCTGGCTAAAACCAAACCACCTACGCCGATTACGCCAGCGTTTTTTCCTTCGTCAATGACAGGTGCATCGAAATCAGGGTAATCTTCCGCCCGTACAAGCTCCCAACCTTCACGGCGGCGCTTATGGACGTTATTTTTGTCGTCATATTCCATGACAGACTCACGAATCCAGCGGTGTTTGTAACCGACAGGGGCTTCAGGAGCTTCAAGTGTTGATGGTGGACGCCACGCCTCTACTCTCGCTGTTTTTTCACGGGTTTGCGAATCCCGGCTTGCGCGGTCAACCATTATGCACTCCTTGAATCTAGTTTTGCGACTTCTTTTGCGTACCGCTCAAGAGGAATATTCATCTTCTTGGCGAAAGCCACCTGACCTGGTGTTAATTCCACCGTCTTTTTCCGCCCTGATTTAGCAGACCGTCCAGAGGACGCAGGCGCAACTGCTTGGGCGTTTTGCCGTTGCGACTGAAATTTGTGAGGAAATTCTGCACGCATTCTTTTATCAATCTCTGCGTAGTATTCATCAGTGGTTGGGTCAAAACCTTCAACGCCTACAAGCTGTTCATGTATTGCTTTTGCGCCATTAGTCATGACCATGTTTTTGTTGAACCAGCTATCATTTTTTCCCATCCAATCAACCAATTTTGGGTCTAAAGGTTGTTTTTGGGTATTAGGCTGGCTTTGTGGAGCATTTTGTTTTTGAGCCTCTTGCTCTACAGCCACCCGCTGCTCAGTCCTTTGCTGATTTTGCTTTTGAACACGGACTCTTTCTTGCTCGATAGCTAACCGCTGTAACAAAGACACAGCATCTGTTTCTTTGTCTATATCACCAATGTCACGAGCTTCTCTTAAAAGCTTTTTGGCTTGCTCCATTTGAGACTCGACTCGAGCCCCATATTCGTTTGTGTAACCTTGGTCTAGCTGCTGTAAGCGAGCTTTCATTTGCTCATTTTGTTGCTGAACCTGTTGAGCGTACTGATAAGCAGCTTCAGCTTCTTCCATAGCCTGCTTACGTTTAGCGGTTAACTGATTTATACGCTTTTGTACGTTACCACTGTAACTCTCAAGCTCTTCATCAGAAGCTCCATCTGCTTCTGGCTCATCAGAAGACTCGAGCAATTGTTCGGGTTCTTCTTTTATTTCTACTTTTTCTTGAGAATCTTCCACATCAACAGTGATGGTTTCTTCTTCTTTTACTTGCTGCTCTTGATTCATTACATCTTCCATAATGTCCCTCCACTTTTTTATACATACGAGATATCTGCTGGGTCAAGTATAGTGGCGATAATATTATCGTCATTTATGAGACGAACCTCAAGACCTTCCACTTTGAACCTATTTCCAGCATATCTTCCCATAAGAACCCAAGATTTCTCATGCGCCCAAGCGCCAGAAGGGAACTTATCTTGGTCTTTGTATGCATCAGGGCCAACCTTAACGACATACGCTGCAACTGTTGCAAATGCCTCTCTGTCACGAGTAGCATCTGGCACATAAATGCCGCCTTTTGTTTTAGCTGGAGGGTAGTATGGGATTACCAAAAGTCTGTATCCTACAGGGTTTGGTAATCTTTCAAGGGCAGAAACATCCATATTTTCTGGGTTTTCTGTGTTTTTGTTTTCTTCTTGCTCTGGTAGAGCTTTTTCAATCGCTGTTGGGATTTTAGTCTGTGGCGTATCAGACTTCATATTTGCCGCAACCCTTTCAGGCACGAATAATTTTTTAGCCATCTTCAATGACACCTTTCATCGCAGACTTTATTTCTTCTTCACAGTAAGTCAGCCCGCGTATTTGACCCACTACAAATCGGTAGTTTTCCATATCCTCTACCGCACCATTCGCCAACATTGTAGTGTAATCTTCTTTTTGCTGACGTATGTTTTTTAATAAATGTTCTGTTAAGGCAATAACATCCATTACTTTTTCCTAAACTTATCCACGCCCTTGATTCCTAGTGCCGCAGATATTGTAAGGAAAACTAGGTATGTGTACCACTCTGGCAACTCATTCAAACGGTCAAAACCATTTTTCACAATCTGTTCCATGCCTGGAATGAAGACTAGTATCAATGGAATGAGTATAATCACCGTGACTATTTCATCTTTAATTGAGGATTTTGTAGACTCAGCCATAATCAACTCCCACTTACTATCGTGGGTAGCTGCGGTTTTCATTATTTCAGCTTTCGCCTCTGCCTCAGTTTGTGCAAGAGTTGCTTTCGCCTTTTGCTTGGATACTTGCCCCTCAACAAATGAGCCTGCCAACGATGCGATAGGTCCAATAAGCGCTTGAAACACAACACCCTCCCTTTTTCCTTTAATCAAACATTCCTTTTAACCAAGCAACCCAAGCAACTAAACCCGCAACCATAGCCGCTATTAATAACACCACTGAGCCTATTCCAATAGCATCCATTATCTCAGCCCTTCTGCGTCTTGCAAGTTCTTCCCTTACTCTTCTTTCTTTTCTAGCTTCTGCTTGAAACCTTTGCCAATCCTGCCAAAGCCCAGGTCTGCCTGTGTATATCATAATTTGTTTCAATTGTAGTTCTTTTTGTCGAATGGCCTCTAATGCCATAAACTCTTCTAAATCAGATGAACGAACTCCAGACCTTTTTTTCTTATTACCTTTGCGTTGAAGCTCCTCTTTGGCTATCACAAAGTCTGATATAGCTTTTCCTGCTTTGGCAATATCTCCAGTGTTCTGGACAGCCTTCTTGATAATCATAAAAGCTGCATTTGCTGCGGCGAGTTCGGCTAACAATTTACTACTCCACTATTTTCAACACATACGGCTTGCCGTCTACACCCTCCTTTAGTTCTACAGTCCTCTTTTCACAAGCATATCGCTTATACTCACTGTCTTTCCAGCCAGTGCGCTCAATGTGTCTTTTAGCCCTTAAACACATTGATATATTATCATAGCCTACATGCTCAACGATAGACCCTGACATATACAATATCAAAATTATTGAGGTTTCAATTATCCCCATTTCTCATATTCTCTAAGTTTTCTTCTAAACTTGTAATTCGGCGCTCATAAAAATCTAATGTCAACTTTTGCTGTTGATCAAAAGGAGCCTTACCAGATTCTATATCCGTTTGCAATTTTTCCAATTCACCAGCCAAATGCTCGATCAGCATGTACTGTTCAGAATCAGCCGGGAGGCTCCCCATCTCTCCCCTCGGCCACTTTATTCTAAACTCAGTGTTATGCTGAACATCAGATTCCATCATTGTGATATTGGTTTCAATTTGGTTTAAGCGTTCTATGATCCCAAAATACGCCCAAGTAGCTAATGATGCCGCCGCAACCATAGATATGATGTTGCGTAAGGGTAGTGCTACTTCTGTATTTTCATTCAGCTTTGCTGGCATTTACTTCTCGGAATTGAGCCAAACTGCCAGACTGCCTGTCATGGCACCCGTGACAACTGAAATTAGCGAGGCCTGCTGAGTTGTGAGATCCGGCTGTGAAAGAGCCCATTCTATGCATCTGATGTACACGCCTGTCATGCATAGCATCATGAATCTAGGCAGTATTTTAAGCTCTAATAGCTTCCTTGCTACTTCTTCTGCACTCATTAGAAAATGCCTTTAAATCTTTGCGGTCTTGCTATTGGAGAGAACTTTTTTACCACTCCCCCCTTTTTTAGACCCACTGGGCTTTTTCTTAACGGCTTTGACTTTGATTTCCCCGCTGTCGATAACGCTATTGCTACTGCTTGTCTCTGCGGGTATCCCTCTGACCTCAGTTTCGATATGTTTGACGATATCGTCTTTTGGCTTTTGCCTTTCGATAAGGGCATTTCTACGCTCCACTTTTTTAGCTTTTTCTACTTCAGCTACTTTTCTACTTACTGAACTTGCTGTCATTTTACCGACCTTTCGTCATGTTATTAAGAGCTGCGATATCTCTTTGAGTTTGAATACGCTCCTCTGCCACTCTGGTTTTTTCATCCAAAGCCTCTTTTTGAATGTTTATTCTGGCGCTCTCTGCCATCTGGTCATTCAATTCTTTCTCACGATCAAGCTGCGCCCTATCATCGGCTTCTTTAGCCTTGCGTTGAATATCAGCTTCACGCAAAGCCAGTTCTTGCTGACGTATGGCAACAAGTGGGTCAGGCTGTTGTGGTGGCGTAACCGCTTGAGCATATTGCTCTGTAAGCTCTCCAATTAATTGAGCTGCGCGTGACGCAACCTCTGTTTGAAAGGCCATCATTCCTTCTTCAGAAGACTGAATTTGCATTTGCTCTTCTGGAGCAAGCTGATTTATAATTTCTTCTTGCGCCATAGCCTCAGCCATAAACCCAAGATGCTCTTGAACATGACCTTGCAATGTCATGACTATCGCCGCATTAGCTTGCGCCACAGGCGTTGCAATAATTGCCAAATGAGCTTCAATATGAGCTTGATGGTTTTGATCTGGAAAAGCTTGTAAAGCCTTTCCACGCATTGCCTCTTGGTTTTCTTTAGCCGGATTCGTAGGTTGAGGGACAGGAGGTGGAGGTAAGATTGCATCGACATTGGTAACTCCTAATGCTTCATACATTTTACGGTAAGCCTGATATAATCCCTGTTCGTTTCCATGTATCTCTGGGTTTGATTGAACCAATTGTAGTTCTGTCTGCGCTAAAGCTATACGTTGTGACATGGAAAAGATGTTTGGATCTGAGACGGGCAGAACATCTATGCGGTCATCAAAGTCTGTTACTTTTATTTCTGGTGGAGCGCCGGGTATCGCATAAGGATACATAGGAGCCATAAACCTAGCAAATACGTTAGCTAAAAGCTTAAATTCAACCTTTTGTGAATAATGCAAGCGCTTGTGAATTGCGGACATAACCTTTGTGCCACGCTCCATAATCGCCATAGTAGTGCCTACAGGCGTTTCCCCGCCCATCTCAGCCACTTTCATGTCAGCTAAAGACGCAAACCTACGCCCAGAGTCAACAAGCGTGCCTAAGAGTGAATATAGCGTCTGTGAGGGCTCTTTAAACGGAAGCGTCATGAGCGATTGGCGGATGTCCATACCTGCGACATCAATATCACGAAACTCACCTGGATTTAGTGGTTCGTCTTCATCGCGGATACGAGCGCCACGAGCCTTGAACCCCGCAGGGAGGTTGGACAGGGTGCCAGCGTCAATGAGCTGTCTTAACAAGCTGGTTGCTGCTTGAGACAATCCGCCAATCATATGTGTAAGACCAAATCCATAAAAACCCAATCCGGGCAAAAACTTGTAATGAACAAAATAAGGCTTCGCACGGCGCAAAGGGTCTGATTCATCATAATTACGACGAATAGACAAAACTTTGCCGCTTTTTTCAACAATTGTAACGATATATGGAAGCTTTAACTCAGTTTCCTCACCATTTGCATCTACATCTTTAAACCCAGATAAATCTAAATTTGTATGAACTTCATACAGCGTTACTTCTTCACTAGAGCCTGAAGGAGAAATGCCTTGAATTTCATCTATGGTTTCCTTAACGCCAGAGTATTCATCATCCCCATAACTGTCTCCAGGGAGGTCTATATCAGCGTAAAAACCTGTAAGTTGCAGTTTTCTAATCTCGTTTTTGTCCATTTTTACGACATGTGTAATTCTTGTCGCTGACGCTAAATCAGTGGCGCTATAAGGAACAATTAAGTCTTCAGCATGAACAAACTTGGAAACAGCCCTTTGCAATAAAGGGTCAAAATAAATTTTCTTAAATGTGCTACCTATTATGGGTAGATAGAAAAGCATTTGATCCAACTCGGGGTCATACTCCTCCATCTCGTATGTAATCTGGTAATTCATATAGTTTTTGACACGTTCAGCCTGCGCTATAGCTTCTTTGTTTTCATCACCAATTATTTGTGTGCGAACAGGGCCGCCAGCAGGTAATAACTCACGATAAGCCTGCGCTTGAAACTGTGTAACAGACTCTGCCAAGAGTGGGTGAACCACACCAGACGCACCTTCAAACGGCTGTGATCTCTCTTCATAGTTCATGCCAAGAAGGTCAATGCCTCTTTTGTAAACCTCTTCCCAATCCTCACGAGATGACAAATCATCTTCAATCTCACCAACCAAATCAGAGGCAATGGTTGTGGCTTCAGCCTCATCCATAAAATCAACAAGATTAGAATTAAAAGGTATTTCTATCGGCATTTCTGCCGCCATCATTTCTTCAGAAATATCGCCAACAATAACAGAACCATCGTCCATTGTTACCTGACCGGGCTGCGTTGCCATTTCCAAAATTTCAATTTGTTCCTGTGCATTCATAGGGATGACATTATCACCGCCAGCGCCTGTGCCTTTTTCTATAGCCATCTCATACCCCTTTTACAGCGTTGGAACGAACAACCTGACGCTCTGAGTGGAGGGTTCTCTCGCATCAAGCCTGGAATGAAGGGCTTCACCTTGGCTAAAATTGTTCGCCCCAACCTCATATGACATCACGAAATACCCTTAAATTTACCACCACGGCCTGCCATAACAGCCCCACCGCCACGAAAATTTTTTATGCCCTTGCGTTGATTATCACGCATACTCTGGTATTCATCAAACTGAGCGTCTGTCAAACTTTGAACGCCTTTTGTCGTGCCAATCGTCAAGATTTGCCTGCGAGTCAAGCCGTCAATAGTTTTGCCTTTTGATACATCCCCACCATTGCTGAACTCATAAAATAAACCATGCCCACTACCATCAATTTTAAAAACTTGGATATCCCCTGTTTTGCGCCCTTCTCTAAGGTCAGCTTTATATCCTGACCCCTTTAAAATTTTTTGTGTCTGCCGTGCAGTAATTTTACCTTGTGCATAGTCAGATAAAGCATCTTGAACTCGTTGATTGTATTTATCTTCTGCCATTATACATACCTTGTGCTTTACGAGGAGAAACAGCCCCGCCCTTAGCTTTCTTAATAGGCTTTGGTTTTTTCTTTGACCCACCACCTTTTATAGTAGTGTCCTTAGAGTTTCCAAGGCCAGCAAGATAAGAATCAAGAATATCGCCACCCATGTCCATCGACTTATATGTTGGGGTTGGTCTTTTGACATCTCCGCCCTCTTCATATCCACTTTCCATCATTTCTATAGCAGCCATAATCAGATCATTCCTAGCCTTTTGTGCCATCCTCGAGTTTGGGTCGTACTCACCAAGCCGTTTTCTTTCAGCAATTCTGTCAGCAGCTCTTCTATCAGTAGCGCGGAGTTTGTCGGCGCGACTCATTCTTTGAATCATTAGTTCTAATTTATCTGCATCCATTACTTCACCCCAGAGAACTTGCCACCGCGCAGAGCAGCACCCATGCCACGGCAACTGCCAACAGCCCCGCCCTTTTCATATTTCTGAGCAAGGTCAGGATCCATTTTCTGCTGAACCTTTTCAGGTAGCTTGGAAAACCCTTTGAATTTTGCAGGAACAGCTTCACCACCATCCTCCATGCCAATAGACTGCATTATCATTTGAATATCTCTATCTGAAATGGTGTTGGCAGATTCATTAGAACGCCTGCGGTTTCTACCCCTTAAACTTTGTGGGATGTTGCCTGTTTCTTGAGTCATAAATCTCTGTAATCTAGCTATATCTGCATTTGAAAGAGTGTTTCCACTTTCTCCTCGGGAACCAAAAGCCCTTCTTATACTTGCAATATCAGCGTCAGAGATAGCCATGCCGCCTTCTTCAAGACCTTTAATGCCTTTATTTTTCAATAATCTTCTAACTTTAGATGGGCTCATGTTTTCTGTATCCATGCCTAAAATTTCATCCGCTCCTCGCTTTTCGCCAGCCCTCAAAAGGTCATCTGCTAACTTATTTGAAGCCTTATCTTCTCTGTCACTATTCATCAGTAATACTCCCGTTTCCTATTAAATTCACGGTATTCATCTTCATCATAATCAGAGGGAGTAATGATAAATCCACCCTGTCTGAACCTGAGTATAGCCTGTGTCATCGAATCAGCCAA